GAGAAAGCATTGCCTACAAATATAGATTTTTGTACACCTAAAGTAACTGTTCCCCCTGCGGTTGGATTATTAAAATATAAATGAGCGTTAGTACTTCCACCCGTATTTTCAAAGGACATAATATTACCATTAAAAGTAGAGTTAGTACAGCCAGTATTATGCATATAAACATTATTGGCTCCGTCTACCGCAGCAGCAGTTCCTTGAACGTCAAAAATATTATTATTAAATAACCATCTTTTCGTACTTCCCGGTCCTGTCGAATACAAACCATAAGTATTAGTAGTACTAGTGCTAGGCAAGGAAACAGTTACGTTGTTTGTAAACATTAAATCGTGATCTGTTGTATCGGATAGTGTGGCAATTTCCCACCCAGTCTCAAAACCAAAAACTAAATTATTAGTAATTTGAGATCCCATTGTTTTTAATGCACTATTAACACGACCTAAAATAGAAATTCCCTGAAAACCCGGCCTTTGTCGAGAAGAATAAATTCTGTTACCGTGTATTTTAAAGCTTCTAAAAGGTATAAAATTATTAGTATCACTATATAAACTAGAAGTAGAGTTATCTCCCGTTAATACATCGTTTTGGGTTAACGTATTTCCAATCAATATTCCAGTATACATTACATTTTCCATATGATTATTTAATATTTCTGTATCAAAAGTATGTAAGTATATACTAAGACTATTAAAGTTCCCACCAGTTGTGTCACTAACATTTTCTAATAAGAAACGAGGGGCGTGAGAGAAATGATTTCCTTCGATTCTAGCCCTAACAAAAGTAGAACTAAGTTGAATGCCGCATCCACGAATACCAATAAAATGATTATCTTTAATTAAACAATATGCACCACCAGTATGGTTATATGTAGTACCCCGTCTTGCTGTGTGTCCGCTTGGACAAAATACACCATTGCCTCCTCTGCCGCCGTGGATTCTATTGTTGGTTATAGTTAAATAAGGAGTGGTATTACCTAAAAGAAATATATCTGCTTCAGGGTATGCTGGCCCCTCATAAACATTAGAATCTATATTACAGTTGTTAACATAATTTAACTCAACAATTCCTCCGGGGCAATCTTTAAAGTAACAATTGGAGATTGTAATATCAGAACAGTAATTAATTTCTAATGCTCTGTTTAATCCCGTTAAGCCCACGGCATTTGCGTCTCCATCAGTGCCTGTAGTTGTAGTACCAGAGTTAGTATACTTAAATGTTGTAGTATCTACAATCTCAGAAACTGTTTTTTCTCCTCTAACATGATCTTCAAAATGAAAACCCGTTCCATCAGAATTACCATTACCAAAATAAACATAATCATTTACAACTAAACCATGAGTAGCCGAGCTTACCGTTACGACTTGATCTGAAGCATTTGAAAAACCATTATTATCAATTGCAATAGATCTAAGTGCGTGTCCTTGGAATGTAACATTAATAATATTAATATTTTCTAATACACTAGTTAATTCTGTTACCTTAGAGTTTGTAGTTAGCTTCCCCAAAATAGGATTAAGGGTTGTTAAATCTTCAGTAGAAGCATCATTAGCGGTTATTTTCTGCATGTCACTAAAGAATACGGTTTTAAAATTAGGGTAATCCATATTTTCAGAAGAATTATTAAAAAATGAAACGTAATCTGTTGCGTCTGTATTATGAGCAATTTTAACCCAATCTCCTACAGCAATTGTAGAAGAATCGTCAACTCTAACAACATACTCACCAATAGAAACCGACGCTTCTACATCTAAAACCGTAGTTGATGTATCAGTTCCATGAATCTTAAGGATACTAAACTGACTCTTACTGGTTCCGGTGTACTTAATAGTACCATTCCTAATCGTAACATTACTTCGGGTTAATGTTAGCTGCTGATTAGTAGCATAAGTTTTACCTGCAAGATCAATGACACTATAGTCTGATGCATTTAATGCAAGTTGTAATTCTGGGCCATCGTCTGTAGCCCCATCGCCCACTGCCCCGAAGTCGAGCGGCGTGATGAACCCAGTGTCCATCATACGTAAATTAGTTTTTGTTAGTGCCATTTTAAATTATCTCCTTAAGATAAAAACTATTTTGTCAGATAAATTCCTAAAGCATGAGTGCCATAAATACCGTAGTAGTAACCTGCTTTGCTATCATGTCCTTTTAAAACACCCGCAGTTATAGATATGTTACTACCAGAGCCGCCGTTATATCTTGTAACATCGTCTGCTGTAATAGTGTAATAATCAAACACAGTAACATTAGTTGCACCATTTTTCTGGTATCCTCTTAGTCCGGAATTATAACCAGACTTAAACACTCCATTATCGACAAGTATTGCTGAATCATATAGTACAATTTTTGTCTCGGATTGTTTGTCGGAATCATCTACATTTTTATATAAATTACCATACCAATAATTATCTGAACCATACATATACCAAGAAAAACTATATATTAGTATATCTCCTGCTTTATAGGCAGGAAAACTTAAATCTAGTCCTGTTGATCTCCAACTACCATCCGTTTGCCATGAATCTTCTCTATTTAATGGTGTTGGATCTCCGCTACCTATTTGAACTTCTTCTGTAGGTTTGATAAATTCTCTAATTCCATAGCCAAAAGCAGTACCTGCGAGACTAAGATCACCAAGTATATCTAAAGTTCCAGCAATAGTTGTATTACCCGTAGCAGCTTGTACAGTAAACTTATCTGTATTTACCGATAAATCACTAGAGACATTTAATGTACTAGCCGCAGTTATAGAACCACCTACAGTAATATTACCTGTAGTAGTAACCGTAGTTGCCGATAAGTTTCCAACAGACGAGGCTATTGTTGTTTGAATTGATGCACCAAAACAAACAAAATAAAGCTCTGCTTCATCTGGCGGTGCATTGCCCGCAGAGAATGTAACGGTTGTTCCTGAGATTGAATACTTATTAGCAGGCTGAATAATACCATCTACAGTAATTAGCCATGCCGTATTAATTGTAGAGTTAGGAGTTACGCCAACAACAAATGTTAGGTTAGATCCGTCAGCATTTCCAGTAATCGCATTATCTCCAGCACCTCCGGTGTACCAAATTTGAGGTGTCGAAATAATACTGGAGTTTGTCCACTTACTATTAACATTGTCCCAAGCAATGACATCTCCTATTGCTGGGGTAGCCGAAATATTCTCATTACCAAGATGCTCCATGCCAATGGTTCCGCTTACCCATGCACTGCCGCTGTACTTAAGGATATGGTTGGCTGCCGGTGTTCCGGTAAACCAACCACTATCGACATAAGCTTTAGTTGCAGCATCGGTATTACCCGTAGGCGTAGCGAGAGCCGTAATCTTATTACTGCCTAAGTTAAACTGACCAGTCGCAGTACGAGAACCGTCAGTTTTAAAGTACGAGGTATCATCCAAGGTAGCCGTAGCTCCTGCGTTGTACCATTCTGAACTTGCGTTATATCTAAGGTCTTCACCTAAAGCTACTTCTATTTGTGTACTACTTCCGGTAGGAGTAACAAAGCCAGACCTTGTGATAGTATCTACAGTATCTCCAGCAGCAAAGGCTCTACCGCCGGGTGTAGTTGGGAATGAACTTTGATCAATGCCTCCGGTAAATGCTGTCACATCAATTATGTTCACGCCTGATGCGCTGGTTAGTGCAGAACTAATATTACCAGTTGTACTAGCCTTATCCATTGTAAGTGTAATTTGAGTATCACTTGAACCTTGTTTCGCAGTAATACCCAAGTCGTCGCCTGATTCACCATTTCCCGAGGATGCATATATGAAGCGACCTGCGGCAACCCCATTGAGAGCATTGATAATAAATGATGCCGTTAGAGCATCGGTTTCAGATGCGTCTTTAGTACCAATTGTGATTGTGTTAGCCGCTGCCGTTGCTTGAGTGATATCATCTTTGTCTTCATCAAGTAAAATTGTAACCGCCGTGCCACCTAATCCACCGGCAGAGGTTGGTATCGCTATTGTAAACGAAGCGTCTGCATTACTGGCGGTGTAGCCAGTTGTATCAATTGCGTTTACTGCTGTAGCTTGTACGCCCGGTACTACGCTACCAAGGTAAGCAATGCCAGTACCTTGAGCGTCTATTAATGCCTTAAGAATTTTACCTTGGTTGGCTGTAAGGGCTTTGGTTGCAGACTCAGAGGTTACACTGTCTTCAAGGTCTACATAAACTCCGTCAGAATCTGAAAGTAAACCTCCGTTAGTCTTAGTAACTACGTCTAGACCGGAAGCTCCTCGCTGTACAGTTGTATTAGTTTTAACCTGAAGTTGGTTAGAATCAAACTCAAGGCCACTATCGGTAGCTAAGTCTACCGCAAGTGTAGGATTAGATCCCACAGTTCCACCACCAGATAAACCATCACCAGCAGTAATAGTGTTGGTTTCACCTTGAGCCATAATACCGCTAGTATCAAGAGTCGCATAACCACTAGGTGTTCCGTAGTAAGGATCTAGGTCACTAGCGTAATAAACCTTATCTAATAATTCTTGAGTTAGATATATAAGCTGAGTTGTCTGGTGATTAAGCTGAGACGAAGTAAGCTTAGATCCAGAAGACCATGTGACGAAAGGAGCAACGCCATAGGTTTTTCTAGCAATAATTATAGTATCAGTCGAAGGATCAAAGGCAGGTAAGTTAACTGTAGTGCCGTCTCTATCCCACGCATAGTCACTTGCAGTTGAAGACATTGTTATTGTTTTATTAACCGAATCAATAGTATACATAGAACTACCAGAAGTAGAAGTATTAGGCAGTGTCCATGCTTCCCACTGTTCTGAAGCAGCAATCTTTGTACCACCCAAACCATCTGGAGCAGCAGCAGCTTCAAAGGTTGAAGAAGGAGTAAACTTACGAATAACAATCAGTTGATCCTGATCGGATACTGATGAGTTTAAAGAAAGGGTATTGTACGAGTATGTATAGGTACTCGCACTTCCTGAATATTTTACAAATGATCCATAAGAATCATTCGTGTTAACGTAAGTCATGTCTTCTCTCCTTAATCTAAGACTGAACTATATGTAGGTCTAAACATGGCTTTTATTTCCATGTTTGATATATTTACTGGAGTGGGATAATCACTCTTTATGAAAACTTGAAGTTCAGAAGCAAAGCCCATAAGTTTAGCTGTCATTTCTCCTTCAGTTTCAAATAACTGTAATGAACCAAAAGTTTGTTCAAATTTATTTAATTGATTAACATCAAATGTTGTCACCATAGGCGAACGTCCTCGTCTTTGTACTTCAATTCTATAATTACCTGTATTAGAATGACGTACAGACATTGATTTTAAATTAAGGACACCATTAATTATGTTATTTTCGTCGTCCCTAACAAATTGTTGGGATAGTTCAATATTCATAGTAAAGGTTTCACCAAAATAGATACTTGTATTATTTGTAGTATAGTTACCTTGTACGGTTATCCATGTTTGTCTGTTTTCTGGTTTAACTTCAACAGTAACTGGAGTAAGTCGTAAGTATTGATCTTCTCCCCAGCCATCGTCTAAAATAATTTCGTTTATATTGGGATTTAAAAACGGAACCGAAAACCGTGTTTGATCTGTTTCTGGTAAATAGGTTGCATTATACGTAGAATCAACCAAGTGTTTATATCTATGGTCTATTCTAGGTTTTTCAAACTCTTCGTCTGTTAGTGCAATTCTTTCTAAATACAAAATATCTGTACCATCGCCTCTAGGCTTTCGAATTACAGCATATAATCTATCATCAAAATGCTGCATCGAAAGTACTTCATCTGTGGAATTAAGTGTCCATTTATGAAAAGCATTTTGAACCGCTCTATCGCCTTGATATCTATTTGTATATATAAATATTTCGTTTTTCTTATCTTCGTTTACAAAGAAAATAGAATCTCTTGCACCTGCGGTGGCAACAGAACCAAAATTTTCTGGTAAATACTCAGGGCAATGAGAACTAACTTCAGAAGCAGCGGATATACTAGCTGCTTGAGACGAGTAATAAATATACATTTTTTGTTTAGCGAAGAAATAAATTTGAGATCCCATTAAAATTGGATCAACAAGAGGAGCCGTAGCATAAAAAGCCGTTGGGGCTAATTCCGCAGTAAACGGTGTAACTGTGTTTTCTGATCCAAGTAATTCAAACTGTGTATCACTGTCTGTATTAATAAATAGATAATCCGAGAAGGGAATCATTGCATTGATTCTGGCGTATTTATTTGAAGATGCTTGAAGATCAATAGGATCGCTGTCTATAATTTTAGCCACATCATCAAAAAAGAAATTATCGGGATCACCTATTTGTGATGTAAACAAAGTATCCGCAGCACTAAGAAACAAACGTCCTCTATAGAAAGCCATTGAATTAATTTCTATCTGTCTAAGTGTTCCGTCCTCTTTAGTAAAGATATCTGGACCCGGATTTGTTTTCCTGTTACCACTAGTTCTTGGATCCCACTCAATCTTTTCAAAACTAAAATTATTAGAAGTAATTAAAGATAGTTTTACTGGCATTCGTTTAGAATCAAACATACAATGTCCGTCTGCGCTTCTAAGTTTCTGAGTAAATGGCCTGCCAGATCCACCCTCGTCTGTGTTTTTTGAGATAATCCTATAGTAGCCTGAAGTAGAAGTTAAATAAGAACCGGCAGCAAAATAAACTTTACCGCGTCCTGTTGCATCACCATCAGAAGTACGATAACCAAAATCTGGATATAAAGCTCTTAAAGTTTCTGAGGTTCTGCTAACCCCCTTACCATCACTCCAAACAGCATCTAAAGATCCATTATTAGCTGACATATCTGTGGGAGCAGGAGGAAACTTTATCTTACTAAAATCATCTAATGCTTGTCCTAAATAAGCTTCGTCCGAAACCGGATAAGACCAGTCTTCAACCTGAATCAATTTAGCATCTCGAACATATTTATAGTTATTATTACCTTCTCCGATATTAGTTACGTCTGGTAAGTCAGCAGTTCCTTCGGGTAAGTTTTTGAGAACTTCAAATATTCTGGTTTCATCTCTAACAAAATCTCCAGCCACATAAGTAACATTTGCCGCCCAAATTCTTGCTAACCCTTGAGGATCTTGTTCCATTGTTGTATAATATGCTATTGAACGGCCTTTTAAATCAATATCATCTATTGGATTACCATCTAAATCAAACATATAATTAGCCGGATTAGTTAAAACAAAAGTATTACCATTTATAACTACAACATCGTTTAGTTTATATCCTTGACCAACATCGGTAACTGATTGTACTGCGTTTCCTTCAAAATTTAATGTCACCCTTAAACCCGCACCATCTCCTGTTATTGATTTGGCTTCATAGCTAAGACCCGGCGAAGCTGTTTGTGTACCAACAGTGTATTTAAAAGAAGCTCTTCGTAGTGCTTCTATTGGACCTGTTCCTACCCCAAACGGCCAAGCTGGGCCTTTATCTTCGCTAGTAAATCCTGCTTTAACCGCCCGGTTTAGAATTAATAACGATTGACCAACAGCAACAGCCCGTAGTGCTTCTCTTGCTGTAGAGTATTCAGAATTACGGTGAGTTAAGTAACGTCTTTCGTCTAAACTAATAGAATTAATTGAAGGAGATATATCTCTCCAACCTGTTTTTAATAATCTAAAAATCCAAAGAAATTGTTGGTTACTATTGGTGGCATTAAAATCAATTACCAATAAATAACGAGCATTACTAGCTACATCAAACCAATGAAACCAAAGATCTTTGTTTTCTAAATCATCTATTCCTAGATCATATTCGTCCCCACCCTTTTTCCTAAAAATTTCAAATCCAGATCTTTTACTCACTGATCTTTCCAAGGTAACGTAACAATTCTCAATTGTTTGAGCTTCCGATGGAAGACGTTTACTAGGTGCTTGCCTACCAACGCCGCCTGACAATGTTAAAATAGGTATTCGCCTATTAGTGGTTTTAACTGGTCGTCTTTTAGCCATTGATCACTCCTAAATTTTTGCTCGCCAGAATCTAAATCTAGCAGGATCATTAGTAAATAAATTATGTTCTCTTCTTATTGCCCTTCGTCCTAAATCTCCATCAAAAATACTACGAGATTTAGTTACTGCATCTGAAGCTCTACCTTTGGACAAACTAACCGCTTCTTTCTGAGCTAAGTAAGCATCTGCGGCATCGTCTCCTTGCGTAATCATCTGATACCAACGGGCGGAACTTGTTACAACAGCTTTTTGACTAGCAGAATCCATATCTTCCCATCGTATACTTTGAATAAACTCTAAAGTATACTCTGTATTAGCATCCCATTTATCTGTTTGTTCAGTTATGTTATAAAGATATCCGTTAGGTTCTCCTCTAATCCCAGCTTCAATATTGTAACCATCATATCCGTCTGTAGTATTATCACTAGTATGATTACTTAATAAGATAACATTAATAGCGTCGTTAGGTAACATAATTTTTAAATTAGAATCAGGCTTAGTCTTCTTAATATAAGTATTATGAGCTAATCCTCGGAACTGATATTCTTCTGAAACCTTATCTAAAATAAACTCTGCAATACTCGTATCTACACCGGAGGATTCATCAAGATCAGACACCAGTGTTTCACCTGCTGCCAATAGCATTTCATTAATAGCATCAAGCCTTGTAATATATCCCATTAGAATCCTCCTTAGTTAAAATAAAAGGCGAACCTCCCCCGAAAGGGAGGCCCACCGTATGTACAATCACAACGAAGATCAAAGATCAAGCGTCATCATACTCAACAGTCATGCCGAGCTTAGTACGCATATCCGAACGGCCAGCAGTCGAGTCGCTTGAGTGGAAGGTAGCACACTCTGGACGCAGAACGCCCGTGCCAGCCATCATCGAAGCAACGGTGAATACCGTATTACGACGAATATCGTCTACAGTATCAACCTTAAGACCCTGAAGCTTAAGTGCTGCAACAGCATTCTTCTGCCACGTAACGGACTTAATCTGCGAATTCTGGAAGTTAAGGTTATACCTTGCTCCACCAATCTCATCTACGCCGCCAGTCTTATTGTCGGTTAAAACGTGATTGGACTTAACAATAGTAACACCCATGTACTCCATCGTATCACCAAGCTTGTTCATACCCTGCGTGAATGGCGCACCCAAGCCACCGGCCTGAGCAACTCCACCAAACATAGGCTGAGCATT